ATTTGTGATGCTGTAGGTATGCCAGAGGATATTCGTGTGCTCTTTCACAAAGCGCTCACGGGTCACCTCGTTGAGGATGTTCCCCAGGTCTGGGGACAACTCATGGGTTCAGTTGTTTCTTTCATTATTCTTTGTATCGTTAATATGGCTGTAATCCGACACGCCTACGAAATCGAACACTCCTGCGTTATATCTCTTCGTGAGATTCCCGCGGTTGTGAACGGTGACGATGGTCTAGTCAGGTCTACTGATCAGTTTGCCGTCATTTGGGAAAGCATTGCACGAGTTGCAGGGCTTATTCCTTCTGTTGGGAAAGTGTACAGTCATTCGATATATTGTAACATCAATTCAACTTCATATGAGTACAAGTCTGGACGATTTGTTCTCATTCCCTATCCGAATATGGGACTCGTTATGGGTTTCGGTCGGTCTGGGGGGAAGGTGGATATTGGTGTTGCCACTTTAGAATCTGAAAATCCGTTCGTTAAGTCGATCGGTGCGCGCCATCATGCCCTTCTTGAGTCTTGTCCTGAATCTATGCAGATGCAGGTTCATGAGCTCTTTTTGTTGCATAACGCCGGAACATTGAAACTTACGCGTGTACCCTGGTATGTGCCAGAGTCGTTGGGGGGTGTTGGGTTAAAACCACTAATAGTGTACGATTATGGGGACGGTGATGTAGATAACTTGAAAAAGTCCTACGCCCGAACTTCAACCGGACACGTTTGTGGACCTTCTCGATTGGATGTTGTGATCTGTTGGGGGCTTTTGTCCCGGACGTATCGCAGTATTTCTGTTAAGAAAGTACCTTCATCTCAGCCGATTCAGGCCAGACCAGTCTGGCAACAGCACGTTCGGGAGACTTTCTCCCTGCGTGCGGACGCAGTTATGTCGTTGGAAGATGAATCCTTTATGGATATGTCAACCTACTACCTAACGCCATCAGCTGTTGCTGTCGAACTGGGGGCTTCCACTCGCATGGAGGTCATTCGACGTAATGAGAGAGCTTGGACCTCTTTGTTGGATCTCAATACGGATTTCTCCTCCCGAGGAGTGGATCTGTTTTTGGAGTCTGGTGAAGGGATTCGCAGGACTAAGGGAGTGGGCGTAAAGCCGTTCCGCCTTTTAGGCGCTGATCCTATAAGCCACCGACCGATTTACGGTCGTGCTTAGGGATGGGATACTGGATTACCAGATCGAAC